GGTAGAACGAAAGTTGTAGTGCCAGGCACGTCCATCAAATACTCAGTGTGTGAAATCACAGTCGAGCCATTCTTAGCCCGAATCTGTGGAGCCTTCGTCTTTGATCCGCGTACATACGCGAAAGGAATAGTTGTCTTGGTCTCAACACGAGGTTTAGATTTGACTGCACGCTTAACTTTCTTAGCACCACCTGAGTTGCGTGCATTCTTCTTGCCATTCTTCTTAGCTTGCATAATACAATTAATAAAAGGGGTAATTTCAAACAATAATAATCTTAGGTTCCGTTAGAAACAAGACTGGTGGTCCACGATCCACCAGCCCTAACACAATGCCGCCATTTATCGGCGGCGACCAACGCGAGGCCTAGCCTCGCGACCCCGAATGAAGCCTCGTGGGGCTCCAGCCAGAGCCCCCTTCACATGGGGTTTGGTTTTTAAACTCTCTCTCTCAATTGGTTCCTTCCAAGTGCCGTTCCTCTTCTTCCTAGCAATGAACTCAGAGAACGGTTCGATGCGGCCATCCTTGTGAGTGTACATGACATCTCGCTTCATTTCCTTAATATCTCCATGTTTGACATCAGTTCCCCTAGAGTCCCAAGAGCTCTCAGAGTCACATTCCAAAGCAACCTCACAAACTTCAGGATTGAGACAATCATCGTCAACATCGACACGAGATTTTGTGTCACATACACTTTTCTCTTGTAATTGTGGTGGACAAAGGCAATCTTCCAAGCTACATAAACCCTCAATATATTTAACAAAGGAAGACAAATCAGCGTCAGGTAATTGAAGATGTAGATAATCCGACATCCAATCCCCCTCAGCATTAGGATATTGGCTATCCTGGTCAAATTCCATCCAGGGTTGTAACAACTTAGTTTTTGTCGAAACTTCAATTTTCCCACCATTAAGGCGTTCAACAGCTCGACAAAAATCGCCCAACACTGGCGTGTTACGGTCCCCTTGTAAAAAGGATCTAGATTTCTCCAATAACTTTTCAATAGCAGTTATGTTGGGTGGCAGACGCACAGTGGTGTGAAATTTGGACAATTGACGTTTCAAATCACACATACTGTCTGGAACTCCATCCCAAACTCCAGGAGAGTACATTCTAGCCAAAAACTTGACACCTAAAGCTCCACGTTGAATAGGTTCAAAAGTTAACACTTGGCCAACCATAGTAGCAGCTCGGCAATATATAGCCACATCAACATCAGCAGTGAGACCATCATCCCCTCCGTAAATGCCCAATTTAAGGTAAGCCTTATCGGGGTACATCCCCATCATCCTATATGCTAAATATGCAATAAAAGCATTAAACAATGTGTTCATCAGACTAGTATCCGGAGAGCCGCTCGTACGTGCATACTCAGCCATAAACCTCGACCCCAACGCCATATAGCCCTTAAGATTATACTGGGCTCCATGCAGATCAGTAACCAATTCATGGTAATCAGGCTTAAATGCACGCAAGTATGCCATGCGCTCAAACATGCGCATCAAATTAGATCCATGTCCATCCCAGCGAGAATAATCAGTATTAGCAACGGATTGGGCATCAGAACATAAAGAGGCTACCCGTAAAGCTATATCATGAGGTGTATGTCCAAAACCATACCATGGTTGAGTCTTAATCAACCGCTCAAAGGCATAAGTGACACATGAATAAGCTCGTTTGTCACAACCATTAATCATGGAAATAATCCTAG